ATGGATGGTCTGTAAATATCTCTTGGAACAGTAACAATTTCATTATCGTAATTCCAAACTTGACCTGGAACATAATCATAATCTCCTAAAGACTGCGGAGATAATAAATCTACAGCACCCCACACCTGACACTTCAGCTCTTCAAATAACAAATCAACAGGATCGCAATTTAAAACTTTTGAATAGTTAAGAGCCTGCTCAATAGATATTTTTCTTTGACCACGAACTTCTTTCCAAATATTTGCAAAGTTCTTATCAGATTTTTCTGCAAATTTTTTAGTGTCTAAATTATTAATATGTAATTGAGTGCTTAATTGCTCAGCTGTATCTGCAGGAGCAAAAGTATTTTTTAATATTTTATTTTGATATTCTGTTTTTTCATATTTCCATAAATCAATAAACTCATCTTTAAGTTTAATGAAATCTAAACTTAATACTTTTCTATAAACATCAATAGATAAGCCAGATATTATATAGCTAAAACTTTCGACTTTATTATTACCAGTTAATTTTTCAGAAAATAAATTGATTTGAACTGTAGCTATTGCGCCTAATTGATCTTCAGGATTTTTTCTAAAATCAATAAAGAAATCCTCGTCTTGATGCGAGTTAAGCCATTCTTTAGAAGGCTCTGATTTTAACCAGTTTGTTTTTAACGCTAATTCCATAGATATAAGATCTTATGACATAGACCAATATTATAGTCAAGTCTGACAAAAAAACTTGACATCTCATCTGCAGATATTAAACGCTTAGAAATGGCTAGAAATGAGTTTTATAGCGTAACACGCACACCAGTCTCGGTTTGGCACAGAAAACAACACGATTTAGTGGCTTTAACAGATTGTGATTTTCTTAGTATTTGTCCAGCTTGCGCTAAAAACCTTATAATTGCTGATACTATTTACAATAAAGATAACAGTTTTAAAGGTAAATCAGAGTGGCTGCAAAGACCATATAAACAAATCGCTCAATGCTTAAAAATACCTTATTGGATTATTTGGTACACAGTTGATGAAACTACAGCTGAAAGACCAATAACAAAATTTCACTTAAAAAGAATATATCCAAATCCATCAACAACAATACTTGAGTTACAACCAGATCAATTCTTACAATATCTTGAGCATAAAGTTCAGCAGCATATTCCAGATTGCAATTCCAAAGAATATTTAAAAAAACGTATGAACGCTGATACGGAATTTAATAAAAATTTAACACGCAAGGATAATTATGAGAGATTACTATCCTAGCTGCACAGAATTAATTTCAAATTTAAAATTAACAAATCAAGAATTTAGAATTTATCAATATCTTTGTTCACAGTATAATTTGCGTAAACATGAACCATTTGTAAGACTTGTAAACGTAGCAGGACTATTTCAATTATCTTTAGCGACTGTAAAAGAAATATTATCCAGGATTGCAGAGCTAGAGGTGGATCAAAAACAATTACTTACAATTAATTTTAATGGAACTCATTTAGTATTTGAGATGCCATATTATAAGTCATTCCTGGAGAACTTAGGATTTAAGAAAAATAATTTAGCAGCAGGATTTAAAAATTTAAATAACAAAGTTAAAGATTTAAATAAGGAAGTGGATAATACAATTTATCTATATCCTAAATTAGATCAATTTGATTTGTCAGAAGCTCTGCGTGATTTACCTGACGAAGATTTTGAAAACATAAAACCAAATCAACTAAGATTTCCTTGGGTATATTATGATGAAAAAAATAGACGAACAGACAATAGATAAACAAATATATACCGAAACGCAGATTAGATATTTGCTTGAGGATGCGGTTTGGACTGAAAGATTTATCTCAAAACCAAATAACAGAAGAGTTCCTGCTATGTATAAGATTATTGATTGCAGCTATGATGAGCAAGATTTTGGTTATTATATTGCCAATTACAAAGGCAAAGCAACTCCTAAACAATTAACCAGATATAACTTTGCAGTTGAAGTTATGCTTATGATAAAATCTGATATTGATAATGATCCAGTATTTGCAAGGAAATTAGTATGGATGAGAGCAAACAGATTTCCAATGACAAAGTTAGCAAAGATGTTTGGCTATCATAGAACTACTTTAAAAATTCGCTATCAGACAATCTTACAACGATTGGCAGACAAAATAAATCTTACATATTCATTTGACAGCATCGACAAATTTCTTTACAAATTCTAATACAATTTCAATAATTATTTATTATTCAGCTACATAAGAAATAATATTATTCTCCTAGCCTATACAAATAAGCAAACAGCTGTAAAATAACAGGCTGTTGTGAAAACAGTTCATCTATACGCTGTTGTAATTAATTTAAATTTAAAAAGTCTAACAGCAGAGTAGTTAAGAATAATTCTCAAAACCAGATAAACAATGAAAAAGAAACGTGGCTTGTATGCCAATATTAATAATAGAAAACGTAAAGGTATTTCAAGATCCAAAGCTAAATCTACAATCTCACCAAAAGCATATCAAAGTATGTTAGGTGGATTTGTAAAGTAATGAAGATTAGAGTTGCTTGCGAAACTATAAACAAACAAAATAAGTTACCTTGCAAAGCTCCAGGAATATTATGTAAGAACGGAAACATCCGTTGTAGAATTCATGGTGGCGCTTCTACTGGTCCAAAATCTGCAAAGACTACCGAAGGCAAAATAAAATTATTATTAAATTTAAAACGTAAAGATCATGAACGAATTGCAACTAACATCAGAAATAGAGAACTCAATCGTATCTCAACTGATGAACGGAACTCCGCTGACAAAGATTTGCAAAGCTAAAGAAGCACCAAGTTTATCAAAAGTTTATAAATGGATTGCAACTAACAAAGACTTCGCTGATAAGATTTTAACTGCAAGACGAATAGGCGCTCAAACTTATTTAGATCAAATGATTGAAGAGCTTGAGAACGCTGATAATCGTAACATAATGGTAGTTCGTGAAAAATTATCTCATTATAGATGGCTCGCTTCAAAATTAATTGGAATGTATGGAGATAAACAAGAAATTAGAACAGATAGTAAAATTGAAATTACTTGGAATATTCCAGAAGTGCAGTCTAATACCAATACGAATGTGATTGATGTTAAGATTGATGGTGATGTTGAGTTGACTGAAAGTTCCGTAGCGAACACATAAAAACGCTTTTCGCACGCATCATGAGGTTAGCAAAACAATAAGCAATTAAATATATTTGCACCAAATAAACACCAGATTGATTAATTAATAAGCAATTGCAATCCAGAGTGTCTGCTAGTCAAGCAAGTTACTGTTGAAAATAGCCAAATTTGATCTGAAACAGACTACCACACCTCCAAAAACAGCGTGCGGCTCACTAATGCGGTAATACCGAACCACCAAACGCATGAACGAACAAACGAATTTAATGACCAAGATACCAGATAAGTACAAAGAAATTCAGGCTGTAACATTTTCAACTTACACCAATGAATTAGTTATAAGTTTTTCAGGCTTTGCAAATGAAGAAGATATTAAAGAATTTGCAGATTTTATCTTTGCAAAAATTAAGATGCACTACATCGATCTGCAGAAGATGCCAAGCATTCACTAATGAAAGTAGTATTACCTTACACTCCTAGAAAACAGCAACATTATGTTCATACCGAATTATCTAAATATAGATATGCGGTACTCTGTTGTCATAGAAGGTTTGGCAAAACAGTTCTTTGTATAAATCATCTTATCAAGATGGCGATGACGAATTCAAATCATCAGCCACGTTACGCTTACATTGCACCGACTTACTCTCAAGCAAAAAAGATAGCCTGGGATTATTTAAAACATTTTACTGAAAAGATACCTGGCACAAAATACAATGAAACTGAATTACGATGTGATTTAGTGAATGGTGCTAGAATTACCTTACTGTCATCTGAAAATCCTGACAGCATTAGAGGTATATATTTAGATGGCTGTATTATAGATGAGGCAGCACAAGTCCAAGCTGCTTTGATTGATGAAGTTATAACTCCTGCTTTATCTGACAGAAAAGGATTTATGATTTTAGTAGGTACTCCTGCTGGAATGAATAATCTGTTTTATGATTATTATCAAAAAGCTCAGTCTAATAAGAATTGGTTTTTATATAAAGCTAAAGCATCTGAGACAAAAATAGTTGATCCAGATGAACTAAAGGCGGCACTTTCAGTAATGGGGGTAGCCAAATATAACCAAGAGTTTGAATGCTCATTCATTGGAAATATTAAAGGTTCTATTTACGGAGATATTATTGGAAGATTAGAAGATAAAAAACAAATTGCTTCTGTTCCTTATAATCATGCTTATCCAGTACATACTGCCTGGGATATAGGCTATAGCGATAGCACCTCTATTATTTTTTTTCAGCAGGTAGGTCACGCAATTAATATTATTGATTACTATGAAAATAATAATCAAGCATTTCCTCACTATGCTCAGACGTTAAAAGAAAAAGATTATGTTTATGAGAACCATTATGCTCCTCATGACATAGAAGTAACAGAATTTTCAAGCGGCAGATCAAGAAGAGAAGTCGCTTACCAGATGGGGATCCGTTTTAAAGTAGCACCTAAAGCTGCTTTAGAAGATGGTATTCACGCAGTTAAAATGATTTTAGATCGTTGTTATATCAATATTGATAACTGTTCTAAATTAGTAAATGCACTCCGTCATTATCATCGCAAATATAATGATAAAGACAGAGTTTATAAATTATCTGTAAATCACGATTGGTCATCTCATGCGGCTGACGCATTAAGAACATTGGCTACTGGATTGCAGGATATACAAATATTTAATCAAAGCAGACAACAAACTGCTGACAATCAATTTAAAATTTTATGAGTTTTTTATTACCATCACCAAAAATGCCTGAACTTCCTAAATTGGAAATGCCAAAGGTACAAGATGTACCAAACTATAATGATTTACAAAGGCAACAAGAAATTGATGCCGCACAAAGAGCAGCTGATGCAAAACGCAGAGGCAGACAATCAACTATTCTAACAACAGGAACAGGTCTTACTGACAATCCTACATTAGATATAAAAACTTTATTAGGTGGTTAGCATGGGGCTGAATAATGAAATTTTTAAAATAATGGCAAAAGCAAAAGATATGCCAGTCGTGTCAACATCACAAGCTCAGCAAGTACCAAATAATAACTCTATGGTTTCAGGAGTTGCATCTCCTAGAAAAAGAGCAAGACAATTACAAACATCATCAAGATTAAACAATCAACAAACATTATTAGGAAGTTAATTATGGGGAAACCAATAGTAACAATAGGTCAGGCATTTGGAGTTATAGATAAACCAAAATCACAAGAGCAACCACAAGTCGCTGCTCAAATAAATTCACCTCAACCATTAACTTCTCCGACAGGACCAACTTCAGCTGAGATGGCTGCACAAAATGCAATTGATGCAAAACGTAGAGGAAGGAAAGCAACCATTCTTACTTCTGGTCAAGGATTAGATACCACAGCAACTTTAGGCTACAGAACTTTATTAGGATAATAAATGCAAAATGAACAATTAAGAAAACTATCACGAGATTTAAAAGATAATCTTTCTAGATTACAAGAACAAAGAAGTAATTTTGAAAGTCATTGGCAAGACGTTGCAGACGTTATGTTGCCAAGAAGAGCAGATATTACAAAAGAACGAGCTAAAGGCGACAAACGAAATATTGAAATATACGATAGTACGGCTATTCACGCTCTGGAACTTTTGGCATCATCTCTACATGGGATGCTTACTTCATCTGCACAGCGTTGGTTCTCTTTAAGATTTAAAGAGCCTATGACTAATGATGTAGATGAAGCTAAGGAATGGTTAGATGACGTTACTGAAAGAATGTACGTTGCATTTTCACGTTCTAATTTTCAACAAGAAGTATTTGAATGTTATCACGATTTAATTGCGTTTGGCACAGCTTGTCTTTTAGTTGAGGAAGATAAAGATGATGTGATTAGATTTTCATCACGTCACATTAAAGAATTATATATTACAGAAAATTCTAAAGGATTTGTAGATACAGTTTATAGAAAATTTAAAATGCCAGCTTCAGCAATTGTGCAAAAATTTGGCATAGATAATGTAAGTGCAAATGTTCAAAATACTTTTAAAAAAGCTCCATTTGACGAAATAGTTGTTGTTCATGTTGCAAGACCAAGACCAATGTTTGATGAAAAAAAAATGGATAAAAAAAATATGCCATTTGAAAGCATCTACTTTGAATTTGATAACGGACACATTATGTCCATTGGAGGTTTTAAAGAACTTCCTTACATTGTACCAAGATATTTAAAAGGATCTTCTGAAATTTATGGCAGATCTCCAGGAATGAATGCACTTCCTGATGTAAAAGTTTTAAACAAAATTGTAGAGGTTTCGTTAAAAGCTGCTGCAAAAATGGTAGATCCACCATTATTAGTTCCAGACGACAGTATGATTATGCCAGTTAGAACTGCACCAGGATCACTTAATTATTATCGATCAGGATCAAGAGATAAAATTGAACCATTACAAATAGGAGCTAATAATCCATTAGGTTTAAATTTAGAAAATCAAAGAAGAGATAGCATTGCTAAAATATTCTATGCAGATCAGATTATGATTTCTGATAATAGAAATATGACTGCAACCGAAGTTACCCAGCGCAATGAAGAGCGTATGAGAGTTTTAGGTCCAGCACTTAGTAGATTACAAACTGAATTATTACAGCCAATGATTTACAGAGTGTTTAATATAATGCTTAGAGGAAAATTATTTCCACCAGCTCCACAAATTTTATTAGGACAAGAAGTTGATATTGAATATGTGTCACCATTATTTCTGGCTCAAAAATCTACGCAATTATCTTCAATCATGAGAGGATTAGAAATATTTGGCTCATTAAGCAAAGTCAGTCCAGTTATGGATTACGTTGATGAAAATGGTTTAGTAAAAGAAATAATTAGTATTTTAGGACT